GATCTTGACCGTGGAACCGGCGTTAGAGTTGGTGCAGTTGACGCTGAGCCGGTCGATGGTCATATCGCCGCGCGGGATGAACGGGTAGATGTCCATCCGGTCTGCCGCCCCGATCAGGGTGCCCAACCCACCGCTCGACCCGCCCATGGTCATTGGCACATAATGGCCGGTGCCTGGGGCCTGATGCGGAATTTGTCCGGCATCGATGATACACGTCTTCCCGTTCAGCCGCATCCGCATCTGGCCAGTGGTCGAATTGTACCACGCCTGCCCATCGGTAGGGGACGCCGGATCGGAAGCCAGCGACGGTAACACAGCAACTGCATCAACGTAGGCTTTATTGGCAGCGTCCCCAGAGTTAGAGGGGGTCGGGAGATTGAGGATTTTGGCATCGCTACCAAAATCATAATCAATGAATATCGGTTTGGTTGCCATGGCTTACGCGATCACAACAGCCCGTAGTGCATTTGACGCCGGGGCAGTATTGACGAGAATGGTCACGGCATTCACGCTTGTCGACCGAACTTCTGCTTCAACTTGGCGCTGTGACCCCCCGGTTTCCCTGATGAAAACCTGTACGTCCGCCGTATTAAGGTTGTGCGTGATGACGTAAGACGTAGCCGACCCATCACCAAAGCTGACAGCATAGCGACGAGCGCGTCCCGAGTACAACGCGAGGTAGGCTGGAGTCACAGCCAACAGAGCACTTGCTCCAGCATCAACTTCAGCTTGCGTGGCAATCTCGATAATGCCTGCAGTGCTTTCTGACGCGGACGGTGCGGAGGTTCCGAACGCCGACCAGACGACGTTGCCGGAATCGAGCGTGAAGTTCACGGTGGTCTGCCGGAAAGTGGCACCTACGTTGGTACCCTCTTCGACAGTCGTAACTGCCTGTTCTAGTTCGTTGGCGGTGCTTGCATCGGGTGAGCGGGTTGCAGCAGCTGCAGCACCGTTCCAGATGTAGATGCCATTCTCCGGTGCGGACGTTTGCGACCGGACAAGGAGCCTGTCGTTCAGCGCCATCGTGATGCCGTCGATAGTGGCACCGGGCGAAGCCAAGTTCAAGTTCGACTGCGTGGAAACCCGCACAGAATCTTTCCATGCAATACCTTCAATTGCGCTGTCAACGTAGGCTTTCGTTACGGCATCTTGCGCGGAAACAGGGTCCAGCATCCCGATGACGCGCGCGCCACCAAGCAGATCGAGATCAACATTGAATTGTTTACTTGCCATGTCAGTTTTTCCTTATTGACAGATTGCTGAGCCTGCTTGAGCAGCGTTGAAAGTAATCGTGAGCGTGTTACTAGAAAGATGTGCTACTTGCGCTTCCAGTTCGACGCTACCAACAGAGAGCGTAGTAACTGACGGTTTGCTTCCAAGATTGTGCGCCACAGTCCAAAGAGTGGCTGGGGAGACTTGCGTGAAGATAAACTTTCCTGCAGCAGCGCCGCTTGGCCCCGGTGGGCCTACCACTGTTGCTACTGCCGAAGCGCCGCCTTGAGTGATCAATGCAAGCGTTTCGCCGGTCTGCCCAAACCACGTCCAAGACCGCGCCGGAAGTGTGAACCAAGTCAGGATCACGCCGTTACTCGCTCATTGATAACGATACCAAGCGGGGCAGGGTAATCGACCGCGCCGCCAACAAAGACGAATTTGGCATCCGTGATATAGGACCCCGGTTCCATCGCCGCCGTTTGGGCGGGAGTGAGAGAAAACAGGTAGTAGGCCGCAACCTGACCCGCTATCGGAACAAAAACAACCGTAGCTGCTACCACAACTGCCGCAGACGAAGGCGGAACGCTCGCGCCGTTCAAAGCCGCCTTCACGTCGCAAGTCACGGTTTCAGTGCCAGCAAACGCGACGTCTGACCGCAAACCCCAACTTACGCTTTCGCCGCGAATGTGGCTGATGGAAGCAATGGCTTGACTCATGTCAGTATCCTCTTTCGCGAGACAAAGTGTTCAAAGCTCATGCATCAAGCTCGCAGCGTCAGCGAATAAAACAAGTCCACCCCGCCCGTAGCCTCGATCGTCACGTCGGCAATTTGATACCAGACACCGCGCACTTGCACCCGATCCGCTTTGGTCGGAATAACCCCAGTCGCCTCCACCATCAGCATCCGCGACGATGTACCGACGAGAGAGGCGCCATAATTGCCGCTCATCGCACCCGTCGTATCCGTTTGCATGATATTCTGGTCAATCGCTACAAGCGGATGCGTGGTCGGAGGACCCGGCACTGGTGACCCTTCCGGACCTGTGTTGATCCCCAGTTTTTCAAGAATCACGACCATCGGGCCATTGCCAACCGCTTCACCGGCTTCACGCAGCGCGGCTGCAACTTCGGCTGCGATGGCAAGACCACTCATCAGACGACCCTCATCGTAGTCCAGGCAAAAATACCGCCCACAATGCAAGCTCGCAGCATGGCGTCAATTTTAGTGGATCGCGGAGTTGAAGAGCCGTTTTTGCTAGCGTCGCCCGTCACAGTCCAAGAAAGGCTTCCCACCCCCGTCAGAACCTTCTGCTCCGCAGGAGTGAAAGTCTTAGTCCAGAAACCCGGCGTGATGACCTCAGACATTGCCGCCTCGTATACTGCGCTTTCCACGTTCGGACTTGCAACAGTGCACGTCGATCCGGTCAGGTAGGTATATTGAATGTAGTCGGAAGCGCGCACCAGCGCTTCCAAAGTCGCGGCGTTGTTGGCAATTACGGTGCCACGCGCTGCAGCGTAGGCAATCAGGGCGAGGACGGTTCCAATCATTTCGGGGCCTCAAGCCCCTTTTGCCAGTCAGCAGGAGACTCGGCGCCCGGCGGACTTCCTTTGGCATCGACTTTGGCTGAAGGAGCCTTGGAAGGCACAGGCTCCAGCGGCACAGGCTCCAGCGTCACGGCCAAAGCAGGCTCGCCCTTGGCAATTTTGGTGCTCTCAACCGGAGCGACGGCCAAAGTTGGCCCATTCATCGCCAAAGCTGAAGGGTTGAGGTTGTATTCGCCTTCCGAGTTCCCGGGGACAAAGACAAGGATCCCGGCTGAACCAGATTCAAGGGCGCGGATTCGGTTGCTCGTGTTTTTGACAGTGCAAAGCATAACTATTCTCCTTTGAGGTTCAGACGCGCCCCGCCACGAGGGAGGAGGATTTAAGCGGGGCGCGTTTGGCTTGCTATTAAAGTCTAGCTAACCTGTTTACGTCCGGACGCCGGTGCGCAATGCCCCGGGACGCTGGCAGAAGTACAGCGGATAGCTGTAGATTTCACCACGGCTCCAAGCGGCACGATCCAGATCACGAATGTTGATCGCGTAGGTGTCCTGTCCCGGCGTATTGATGAAAGGTCCGAACTCAGCAGGAGCCATCGCTTTCTTGAACACATCAGGCGCGCCGACCGGGAAGAACTTGGCTTCATCAGTTTTGATGGCCACAGCGGCGTTGTCGTTTGTCCCGCGATAGTTGTGGAACGTGACACCGGCATAAACAAAGTCGCCGAATGCCGTTGCAGTCCGAAGTTCTGATGCCGCAACATAGTTCAGATAGGTCGTGCGGATCGTCGGATGGTCGATCAAAGCGTCGTAGAAGGCGTCGCCAGCCAAGCAGTGGATTTGTGCGACGCTGGTCACAGCGCCACCCGAACCTCGAACCAAAGAGCGCACCAAATCCGTGAGGATTTGACGAACGTTGGTGGTTGAGGTGTCGAGGTTGAAGTCGATCACTGCCGGGCGAGTGGTGTTGAACTCCGTGAAGTAGTCGTAGATCACAGAGGTGCCATCGGCATCCAAGAGCAGACCTTGAAGCGCACCGAGACGGTGGTATTCGTGGGTCAATTCCATGTCAGTTCGCACACGAGCCATGCGTCGCAGATATTCAGCCTGCACTTGCATAAATTCGCTTTCCGAGCCGAAGGCGCGAATGCCCTCAATCTCGTGGGCGTACATCGTGAAACCCTTGGCCAGCCGCGTGGTCCGCAGAGGCACGGCATCGCGATCGTCAAGCCTCATCTCGTCAGGCGGAGCGCCCAAAGGGGATGAGGGGATCAGGGTCAAGAAACCCTCTCGACGATCGACGAAGATGTTCCGAGTTCGAACGGGCATTGGATCGAAGATTCCAAGCGCACCGAGCATTTGCGGAACGTAGTCGATCTTTTCCACTGCGCCTGTCAAGGACGTCATGGAAAAGGCATTACTGTTGAAGACGTCCATACCAGCCATGTGGTAAACTCCTTGTTATCGGACGATGATACCGAGCGCAACGAGCGCGGCATTCGCAGTTGCGATTTGTGCGCTGGTTGCACTAGCCGAGTAGATCAGCTGTGCACCGTTGACTTCGCAGTCACGCACGAGGATGGTCCGGTTTTTGTTGAAAGACGCCCCAGAGCCGGGGAGAACTTCTTCGTAGAGGATGCCCGCAACGGTCTGGGTACCGTCGGAATTACCAAGAGTGTGCCGAGTAAAGTCGCCCGGTGCGGTTGTCACCGTCACATCGAAACCATCACCGGCAATCATAGGCGTGGCACCAACTGTAAGCGTTAAGCCGATTTCGCCGACATAGGCGACGCCGGTAGCGCCATTGGCAAGCAGTGACCCATCAGGACGAGCAACCGTGAAGGTGGTGGCCGTCAGGAACCGAATTTGGTAAATGCCGGTTCGGGCATCCGAGGTCGTGGTGACGGCACTGGACGTCGCGTTGCCGGTGTTGGCTCCGGGAACCGTTTTCACTGCAGCCGTGGCAGTGCCTGTGACGACACGACCGAGAACAGTTCCAGCAACAAGCACGAGAGTGGCGTGTGCGATCACATCAGCCTTTTCACGCGAACGGTACATGCTGTTCGCTTCAGAGACAATGAAATTGGCCGTGCCGTCACGCATCAAAACAGGAGGCATATCTTACCCTTTCTTCTTGAACAGGACGCCAGCCGAAGCAGCGACAGCGTCGCTCCAAGGGCCTGAAGAAGCGTCGTTGAGTTTCTGCGAACCAAGCGCGGCGCGCATCGAATCGTTCGGGGCGGTTTGCTTGGAAAAACTCACCGCCTTGAACATACCAGAGATCTCAGCAGGCGAGGCGTCTTTGACAGCCTCATCGCCAAGAGCCGAAACGACCGCTGCGAGCCGAAGATCAGCGTCGGAGACATTGTCGCAAACGATCTTGGCGTCGATCATCCTAACTTGATGCTCGAGAGAGACACGGTCGGCGATCAGGGAGGTGAGCTTGGCAGGTGTAACCGCCGCATCCGCCATCGTTTTCTTTTCGGCCTTGAGTTTGCCGATTTCCTCGTCCTTCTGGACTTCCATATCGTCTTTCGCTTTGTAGGCGTCAGACAAATTCTTCGTCATCTCTGCCTTGTAGGCTTCAATGACGTCGGCATCAGCGATGGGCAGTACGACTGCCGCATCCCCTAGCACCACACTTTTTGTCGACATGGGCATCTCCTTGTCACCATGGTGGATAGGGGTTGCCCCCCAGTGGATCGCAGCGTCACCGATGCGAAGTTCTTTGCCACCGCGCGCCGCTGATACGACAGCGAGGTGGTTAATTTTGATTGGTCCAGTCTGAACCGCTTGATAGGCGGTACCGTCTGGCGCGAGGCCATCCTGCAGCGCCATCGGCGTCGTGTAGCCCATGCTCACTTCACGCGTGCCAGCCTCGACGCCACGTATTGCGTCAGCGTCCATGATAGAGAAGTCGACAACAACCGACTCACCGTCGCGCAGAACCTTTGAGCCAACGGTTCCGATTGCAAGCTCTTTCCAGTTCGCTGCATCGACTACGCCGCCCTTTGGGTGGCCAAGGGTGATTGGCTTGCCCGCATAAGTCGAAAGGCTACCCTTGTCGAACACAGAATCCTCAGGCCGGTAGACAGCAATCATGCCGTCGCCTTCGAGGCCAAGCTCAGTGCGCAGGTAATCCTGCACGCCAGTCCTGGCGCAACGGACAGAGCCTGTGAGATAGCCATCCGCCGTCCGGCGCATTGACGTAACGGGAGCGTTGTCTGAGAAGTTCACGTTAGTTTTCCTCTTCAGGAATTTCGCCTACAAAAGGTTCGTCCGGGTCTTCTCCGGCAGCTCGCAGCGCTGCGTCAATACGATCGATCATCTGTTGCACAACCAATTCCTCGTCTGTCATGCGCGGGACAACCGTCATTTCGCCTTCTTCAGATATAAATCTACTCATTGCTCAGTCCTCCAATCTTTACTATATCAAGTCTTTTTTCAAAGGTAAACACTACAAAAGGTCCACTGAAATAATTTGGTTTTTGGGGTCGAATGCCATAATTTTGAATTGTGATTCGCGCGGAAGAAGAAACTCATCTTCATGGGGGTTCTTGCTCATGTGCTTAACAGGCATGACATATTGTCCTTTTGAGATATTTATCTTCATCACATAGCCATTGGTACCGCCAAAGGAAGTGGCTATTTCGACGGCTCTTGTTGTTGAAGCGTAACCGGCGTCACGTAGAATCGCACCCTTTGCAAAGCCCTGGCTGCCAGCGAACAGAGTTTTTGCCGCAGCGCTGCTGATACCCCGGACGACAACGACTCGTGAGGGTGCGGCGTGCATAGCGATTGCTATATCGCGCTGCGTATCGTCATAGGTAGGTGTGCCGCCGTTACGCAGATTCTTATTAATAATCTTGTAAGCCCCACCCGTATACGAACGTATAAACTTTTCTTTCGGCCCCACGTTCGACAAAGGAACAATGTATGATTGCGGTAGGTTTCCTTTTGATATTGGGGGTGGGGTACCGTTTAACGAGGCAAGTCGATCACTGTTTGAAATGTAGTTGCTCTGCCAGCCGGCAAACTCGGAAAGTTTAGGTTTAACCGCGGCTTTGGCTGTTACGGCTTGGGCTTTTACGGCTAGATGTGCCTTAATGAGTATTACGTCTCGCCTTGCTATCAAGGTAGCGGTAAGCTTTGTTTTCTCAAAAGTATTTCCAGGGCCGTGCGTGTCCACCAGTGTGGCGATTTGAACGTCCGTGATCTTAGACAATTTAGACGCACTGGCAGACAATTCCGAGCTAGTCATGGTCCCAAAGACGGCTTTCTGCTCATAAGTGTTTAGCCTCATGCTTTCAAATTCTGGGGCATGATCCGGAAAACTGGCTTTTTTCATACCTTGGGCCCGGAACAAGACTGCTCCTCCGGGGTCAATGTTTACCGCTTTGCCATTGATGATGACAGTGTTATCATACCCTTGTCCGAGGGTGTCGTAATTACCAAGCCACGCCTGAACCGCGAAATCTTTTTGAGCGGCTGCAATGTGTGCTGGATTCGACACGTCAAAAGGAACAACACCATCCACCCACTTCGATGCGACGCCTAGGCCACCACCATGCTTCGTACCTAAGTCAACGGTTTTCATTTCAGGCGCGCCAGCACCTGCCGCAAGCATCAACTTAGAAGCCAGCACCTCATTGTTGGCTCGTTCTTCGCTTGTTTGGGGAGTTACCTTGCCCTCAACAAGCTGCTTGTTGCCTTTGACAAGCCATTTTTCGCCATTTTTATCGTTATACAATCCGCCTGGGTTTGACCCGCCAGGTTTGCTGCCAATCAGGGTAAAGTCTTTAGATAGCTTTGGTACAGCCGTAACTACTGGTGCCGGTGCCGGTGCCGGTGCGGCTAGCGTCAGTTTATGCTCTTCAAGGCCCTTCTTGTATATCTTAACCTTGACTTTTTCGTAGCTCGTAAGAGTCGACATGTCTTTGGCCAAAAGAGCTTCGACGTACGCGGCAGGATATTTATTTGTTGCCAGTGATTGAATGGCCGCGTCTTTAATTTTTGCCTCCAAAGCTGCTTTTGCCCCCGAAGCTGCTTTAATTTCTCCCAGGCCCTTCTCGTATATCTTAACCTTGACTTTTTCGTAGCTCGTAAGCGTCGACAGG